TTAGAATGGTAAGTCATCTTCTTGTGTTTGATTAGTTACTGGTGCTGATGGTGGTGCTGGTGCTAATGAATATTCTTTGGTTGCCATCCAATTCTGCAAATGATTCCATTCTGGAGATTTGGCAATATCCTTTTGCATCCATTCTGGTAAAGAATTATATCCATCCCAGTTGAAATCTTCGAAGTTGTCAAGGAAGATTACTACTTGCGGATTGAATGTTGCTGGTGCTGACATTCCAGTTATTAGTGGTGTCATCGTGCTGATGTTCGCGTATGTCTTACCATCTTTATTCGCGTGAATAATGTTGAGTAATCCAGACATTCCACATAAAGACGAGAAGTCAAATTTTCTTGCTTCATCATCACTCATCGTCTTGCCTAACCAAGATTGAATAAAAGGGCGCAACACGCTATTCTCGTGCATCGAGAAAGTAAAATCACGATGCTTGACTAATGGCTGCTTTCCTTTTTCTTCGCTGAAAACACGAAGTTCGTTTGGCAATTCAAATGACAATCTGATTTTGCGCTTGAATGTTGGTTGTCCTTCCCATTGTCCTTCAACCATTCCCAAGTCAATGACTTGATAGCAAGTTGCAACGTGATTGCCAGATGGCACGAGTTCTTTTGGTTTTGATTCACTGATTGGTGCGTGAAACCCTTTAGATTGATTCATAGATTTGATTTATTATATTGATTGGATAATTTCTTTTGCCATTGATTTGATTCTCTCATACATCGTTTGCTTTGATTGCGATGCGATGTAGTTAGATTGCTCGTTATAGTTCAGTCTATCTGTTGGATAGTAGCTTGATTGAACGCATATGTACTTTCTCTTTTCCATTTTATTGATTGGTTAAGTCATTGATTCTTTCGTTAGCTTCTCGATAAGCATTGTCGAGTTGTGATGCACGTTCTGATGCTGCTGCTGCTATCTTTTTAAGAATAGCGCGATGGTCAGCGTTTTTGTACTTATGCAAACAATCTTCTGCGTATGCTAACCAGTCCATTGATGTTGGTTCTCCAGTGGATGCATCAAATTTGTTAGACATACTGATTGTGCAGTTGTCATTTTCAAGAACACTTACGAATACATAACCTTCGTGTGCTGAAGCATTGGCAGTGAATGTCACTCCCTTTTCTGTTATGCTTATCACGAAACCATTTGCATCGCTATGAAATAAGGGTGCAAGTCCAAAGTAGTCATCCTTTAATTTTTGACCAAGTTCTGCGAATACTGATAATGCTGAATTTTCCATTGTGTTGTGTGTTATTATTTGTTATTGATTATTGATTAGAATCCTCTCTTGCACATTGCTTTTAAGACTTTCAAGTCACCTTTCTTTGGACTATCGTTGTTCTTTGTAGCATCTACTAAAGGCATATCGGTTGTTTGGAAAGTGAACTCCTTGCGAGTTTTACGACTTGTGTAAGTCACTTCGTAACGACCATAACTAACTTGTGTAAATCTGAAGTCTGAAAGGAAAATTGAATTTTTCATTGTGTGTTGTATTATTGTGTTGTTTTGTGAGGACAAATAAATGGCAACTTTTCCGAATAAAAAAATTTTTTTTCGTTTTTCTGTAAAATAATCCGTAACACGTTGTAAACCAATGATAAAAAAAAGTAAGAAAATAGTACCTTTAGAAGAGATTGAGCAGAAAATAGTCATCCAGTATCTACGTTCTGCACATCCACAAGCACTTTATTGTGCTTCTGCTGGTGGAATGAGGACATCTATGCGACAAGCAATCAAGATGAAGCAGATGGGCTACATCGCTGGATTCCCAGACTTGTTCATATACGAGCAGCGCAAAGGCTTTGCTGGTCTTGCTATTGAAATGAAAAGAGTGAGTGGTGGTGTTGCATCTCCAGAGCAGAAGCAATGGAAAGCACATCTGCTTATGAATGGCTATGCTGCCTATATTTGTAAAGGAGCAGAAGAAGCAATAAAAATCATTGATGAATATTTCAAATGATACATATCAACGTCTTGTCATTAGCGCACATAAGATTGCGCGAAGTAGTGATGATGCTATGGACTTGCTGCATTTCACCTTGGAATATCTGCACGAAAAGAATGTATTAATCTTTGACCTTCCAGAAGCAGAGAAGTTCAGCTACATAAATAGAGCAATGTATATGGGCTATCACTTCAAATCTTCACCATACTTTAGAAAGTATCGCAGCACTACAATAACATATGTTGAATATGTTGATAGTGTTGATGATGTGCAAATGAATGAAGTGTTGAATACTGAACTACTTGACATCGCAATGAGTAGGCTTCCAGAACACGAAAGATTCCTTATCAATGCATATCTGCAAGGTGACTTCGATTATCAATACTGGAGTAGCATAGCTGATTGCAGTGTTGACTATCTGTACACATACATAAACAAAATCAAATCAAAACTTAAAACATATGTGGTTCACTGCAAAACAAACAATAGATGAACGAAGAGCCATCTGCAAGGGATGTCAATTCTTCAATAAGGGATGGTGTGGAAAAGCATTCATTCCGGAAACGCATCGCATCAAAAAGAAAACATACCACACTTGTGGATGCAACGTATATCTGAAAACACAATTCAGTAATCAGCATTGCCCAAATAACTTCTGGAGTAGCACGGGAAAGTTGACTGCTGAAGAAAGAGAAGCAATTAAGAATCTCATTGGAGAGATTAAAGGTGACACACTAACAAAGGAACAATATAACTTGCTCTATGACTATGCTGATAAAATAACTGGTGGCGTACATAGAAGAACATCGTGCGAACCTTGTTTGAAAGATTTGGTTTCGAAGTTGAAAGCATCTGTGCTTGATGTCTAACTTTGTCAAGCATTATTTTCTGTTTTATCATTGTGTATTATTTGGGAAGCAAGTCAAGTCTAATAACTTGGCTTGTTTCGTTTATGGTAGTTAAAGTTAGTAATGTTATTAACATATTCTTTTTTTTTTGTAAAAACCACCTAATATTTGTCCCACATAACTATTCAATAACCACCTGTTCAATAGTTGTGTGAAATAGGGTTTCTCTATGAAACTTGAAGAGCAGTAAGGGTGGGTCTTGCTGCTCTTTTTTTTATACATACTACACAACTAATCATTGGCTATATTAGAGGAAGCAGCCTACACTTGCGACACATCAACGCTTGGAACAAGCAACTGCTCGATTGAGCGAGAACATTGTTTCTTTTTGGTAACTTTTTTCTTTCTTTTTTCTTTTTCTTTTTTACCTTTTTTTCTTTTTCTTTTTTCTTTCTTTTTAATGAATTATCATAATCACTTACAATACATTACATTTGAACAATGAATCAAATACCACAAGATAAAATAGATGAAGTAATGCAGTTTGTTGCAAATACTGAAATGGACTTTTTAGTTCAGACATTAAAGGCAAAAAACTTCTCCTTCAAATCAGAGAAAGCACTTGCCAGATTTGTAAGAAACAATCTCATCAAGACAACAACAAAAGACACAATCACATATCACTACAAAGAATATGGTACTGGTGTATTGCACTTTTTTTTCTCAATGACAAAAGAGATAGTAACGGATGGAGATGTATTCAAATTAAACCTTAAAATAGACAATGGAGAGAATCAAAATATGTAGCATACTGATGCTTATTCTTTTTTTTAGTTGCAATCCAGATCAAATGATGATGCCATCAATGGCAGATGATTATGAGATGGAACAGAATCAAGTTAACACTTTACTTTATAATGAAGAAGGTCAGTTATTGCTTGACTTTATTCCTGCAATCCAACCATTCGTTAATGAAGGTTGCAATACTGCTTGGGATAATCTATCAGCTATTGTCAATCCAGATGGCTCACTAACATATTTTAATTCACTACCAAATTACACTGCCAGTCCTAATGACTTGGACAAGGGTAGATTCACCTTTATTCATCAATGTCGCAATCCATACTTTGGAATCTTTGAAGGTGAAGAACAATATTCACAAATAGGTAGTAGTGGATGGATGATGCTGCCAATAGATGATTATGGTTCTATGACTTGCAATGGACTTCAAGAGATAAGAACTTGGGTGCTTGACGAGTTGACTGGTCAATGGTATATGAATAGTCAAGTGTGTTGGGCTGGATATTTATGCAACGGACAAGGTGACTGCAATCAAGGATGGTCATTTGACCAAATAGAGTTCACAACATATCAAGAAGGGTATCTACACTTGTCATTAACACCAATAAATAATCAATGAAAACAACAAAAACAACACCAGAGTACAAGGTGCAGCACGTTCCAATCAATTCTGTTAAAAGCAATGCTGACAATCCACGAATCATCAAAGATGATAAGTTCAAGAAATTAGTCAAGTCAATATCAGAGTTTCCACAGATGCTTGAGTTAAGACCAATCATCGTTGATAATGATATGATTATTTTGGGTGGTAATATGCGCCATAAGGCAGCTATGGAATGTGGGCTTCAGATGATACCAATAGTAGTTGCTGATGACTTAACTGAAGAGCAGAAAAAAGAGTTCATCATAAAAGATAACGTAGGCTTCGGTGAATGGGATTGGGAGTTGCTTGCTAATGAATGGGATAATGAGTTACTTGTTGAATGGGGCTTGGACGTGCCAGTTGATTATATGGTTGAACTGGATGCAGTAGAAGATGATTTTGATGTTCCAGAAGAAGGTTTGGAAACAGATATAGTGCTTGGAGATTTGATCGAAATAGGTCAGCACAGATTGCTTTGTGGAAGCAGTACAAATGCAGACGATGTTACTAAATTAATGAATGGTAATAAAGCTAATATGGTATTTACAGACCCCCCATATGGTGTAAGTTATGTAGGTGGAGTTATTTACGGAAATAAAATTAATACAACTCATAAAAGAGAAATGCTTAAAAATGATGAAGTTGATGTTTATGCAGATTTTATATCCTTATTGCCATTAGTAATTGATAATGGTGCTTTATATATTTTCTATGCAACAAGAAATTCATATGAATTATTTAAGCCATTAAAAGAAAATGGTATTGATATTATGTCTGTTTTAGCTTGGATTAAAATTAATACAGGATATGCGGATATGAATAGCCACTATAAAAACAGATACGAGCCATTTGTATATTGTAAAATAGGACAAAAAACTAATTTTATTGGTGCAACAACAGAAAACACAACTTGGGAAATAGAAAAAGATAGAGATAATAAACTACACCCTACACAAAAGCCAATAAGTGTTCCATTAAGAGCTATTGGAAATCACGATGCAGAAATTGTAGCAGATTTATTTAGCGGCTCTGGCTCTACAATGGTAGCATCACATCAACTGAATCGAAAATGCTACGGAATGGAACTTGATCCGAAGTACTGCCAAGTAATAATTGACCGAATGAAGAAACTCGATTCAACACTTGAGATAAAAATAAATGGAAAACCTTATGAACAAAACTGAACAACAAAAAAAGGCAATGCTTGATGCTCTGGAGAAATCTCTTGGCATCGTAACATCTGCTTGTCGAGCAGTTGGAATTGGAAGAACCACACACTATATGTGGATGGTAGATGACGAGGATTATAGAGATGCAGTTAATTCAATAGATGACATTGCGCTGGACTTTGTAGAATCACAACTGCACAAGCAAATCAAAGAAGGTGAAGTATCATCTACTATCTTCTACCTAAAGACCAAAGGAAAGCGAAGAGGCTATGTTGAGCGACAAGAAGTAAGTCAAGTTGAACCAATCAAAATAGTAATCTCAGACGATATATGAAAAAAGGATTCATCCCAAGAAAGTATAGCGACATCTCATTAGGTCAATTCCTTGATTGGAACGATACCAAGAATGAGTTTGAACGCTTTTGTATTATGACGAAAATCTCTGAAGCAGAAGTGCGTCAGCTTCCTTTCCAAGAAGTAAAGGAAACACTTGACTATATCCAGTCCATAATCGATAACCAAGAAAGTGCAGAGTTCAAATTACGATTTGATTTAAATGGCACTGCTTATGGTTTCATTCCAGACATAAGTCAACTTTCGTATGGAGAGTTTGCTGACCTTATGCACTACACAAAGGAAGATAACATAATGCAAAATCTCGATAAAGCAATGGCTATCTTCTACCGACCTATCACTGCAACGATGGGAAAGAAGTATGAGATTGAGCAGTACAATTCAGACAAGCATCTGGTGAATGCTGCTGATATGCGTGAGTTAAGATTGGACTATGTGTTCGGTGTCATTCTTTTTTTTTCGACTATTGCAAACGACTTGCTGAACGATTCCCTAACTTACTTGGAGGAAGCAACGAAGGAGCTGGTGGAGATGACAAAGGAGTTGCAGAACGAGCAGATGCAATGACGCAAATAGGTAAGACCTATGGGTACTATCACTTTCTGATGTCATTAGTTGGTGGTGACCTTACAAGATTCAAACAACATATATATTATCCAGTAGAAGAGATATTGTATTATGCTCAATACTCTTCTGACTTAAATCAAGTTCGAAATGTCAAACAATTATAGTTACCGTGTAGTCATTGAGCGACTTCGCCAATTTGCCGAAGGTCACTTTCTTATCCGCAAGTTCTATCACGGAGAAGTTGCTGAAGCAGACCTATTCAAAGAACCAGAATATCCATTTATGCACGTATTGCCAGTGACCATCACACCAAGTGAAGGTATGCTGGAGTATGACTTTGAAATCAGATTTGCTGACATTGGAAGGGACAAAGAAACGAAGCAAGAATATCAAAAAGAAATCATCAGCGATTGTGCAAGATTGGCTCTTGACCTTGTTGCTGAAATACAGAATGGTGGTATTTTGTTTGGAAGAGAAGTTGAAGTTGTTGGTAAGACGGCAACCATTCAACCATTCATTGAAGAGTTCACTCACGTTCTTACTGGAGTGCAACTTAATCTTCAAATAGCAGTGCCATACAACTGGTCTGCTTGCGATATACCAGCAGACTATTCGCCAAACATAATCGACAATCCAGAAATCAATGGTGGCATCTTGACCAAGATTGGCATCTATTCAAATGAAGCACTTGTAGGTTACACAAGTTATCTTGACTTTGGAGATGATTTTTCTGTCACTATCAATGGTGGCTTAATCAGCGTTGAATATATTGGTAGTGGTGGTGAGTTGACTTGCGAAACTATAGAAGATTGTGATGTCATTATAAATATCAACGAATCTATTGTTGACCTAACAGAAAGAATGACTGATGCTGAAAGTGCAATAGCTGGAAAAGAAGATGCTGGTGTGGCTCAAGGACTTCTTGATGCTCACGTTGCTGCTGCTAATCCACATCCACAATATGCATTAGATACTGACTTGGCTGGTTACGTTCCGTACACTGGAGCGACAACTGACGTTGACTTGGGAACGCACAACTTGACTGCTGACCATATTGCTTTAAATGTCAATCCATCTGGTGCTGGCTTTGTCGTTGGTGCTACTCAATGGAACAACACTATTGGTAGTTCACAAACCTTGCTAAAGGGTGGAAACGTCACGTTAAAAAATGGTGTTGACTTGGTTGCTCGAATAGTGAACAAAGTAACCCCAAATACAACATTGACCAAAGCATCCTATCAAGCAGTACGAGTAAGTGGTGCAACTGGTGGAAGATTGTCAGTTGAATTGGCAAGAGCAGATTCAGATATCAATTCAGCAGATACTATTGGTCTGGTGTGCGAAACAATAGCAACGAATCAAGAAGGGTTTATCTTAACGGTTGGTCAGCTATTAGATGTCAACACTACTGGTTCTTTGCAGGGTGAAACTTGGGCAGATGGTGACGTGCTTTATTTGTCACCTACAACTGCTGGAAGAATTACCAAAGTGAAGCCTACTGGCGCTGGTCATATTGTTGTTATCGGTTACGTTGAGTATGCTCACGCAGTCAATGGAAGCATATATGTCAAAGTAATGAATGGTTGGGAGTTGGATGAACTTCACGATGTTGATATAAGTAACGTGCAGAATGGTCAATGGCTAACATACAATAGTGGCAGTGGTACTTGGAAGAATACATCAGTATTTAACTATTCAGTAAACTTCAAAGATGTCATTCAGCACGAAGTGATACTACCATACGCTTGGAAGATTCAAAGTGTTGGTAGCAATCCATCTGGTGTTACATTGACAATCGAATTAAATGGTTCAGCGTATTCACTTGGAAACACTATTGCTGCCAATACTGGTGTCATTACAATCGACACAAGTGCGATTGGATTCATCAACTTAATATGTGAACGAGTATGATAGACTACTATGCAGAAGTAAAAATAACTGGTGTCACTCCTTCTGGTATTCTTTACCAACGTCCACCGATAACACAAAGAACATCATATCGTACTGGAGATACTGGATGGGCATACGTGAATGGTTACTACGACTATTCATCAGACCCAATCAATCCAGCAGTGATTCAGCAACTCGACTATACAGATACTACCAACTTCTTTTTTAAGTTGAAGTTTGATAATGCGTTCGGTAATAAAAACAGATTCACAAATTCGCTTGGAGTAAATAGCAATGCGTCTGGTAGATTAGTTGGTATGTCATTCACTGGAGCATTGAGTAACTACATCATTGACAATCTCACTGGATGGGCATTCACTTCATTTGATAATGGCGCATCAATAAACTGGAATGGAACTATTGATTCAATAGGATTAAGAAGAGCAGCAAGTTATTTGGGTTACAATGATTGGTTGCCAGTATCACTTGCACAAGTTTATCAATCCTATTCAGCACACTTCATAAGTGAGTTACCATTCGGTGCTTCTGCTGCTTTTTATTTTGGTGAAACCAATTCTGTTACTACAACCAATAGTTGGAGATTAGTATCATCAGCAGTTGCCGCATCAACTAAGGCAACAACAACAAATCAAGTTTACGCATTCACTCGAAAACATTTTTAATATGAAAATTGAAATCATCTTCCAGAAGTTAGGACTCGTTCCAGTAGGCACGAATGAAGCAGAGCAGACCATCAATATGCAAGAACCATTAGGTAAGCCATTGAGTATCTATTTCAATTTCGTTGATGGCAAAGCAATAATGACAATCGAGTCTTGGGATGATAGAAACTCTATCGTAAGAGATTTTGAATTGGAACTGACAGATGCTTGCTGGCAAGATTTTCTTGTTCACGTTTTCACCAAGCATATCAGACCAACTGCGAAAGCTACATATCCAGAATTTGATGGATTAATTGAAGTATCTGCAACAATCAACTAATGGAAGAAAAAGACCTTGACATAAAGATTGAAGCCATCATTGACGAGTTGGCTGAAGGTGTGATTGAACGTGCCAGAAGGAATCTTGCAGTAACAAGAACGAGAACTGGCTATCGCACAAAGAATGGTGTAACAACACCATACAAATACAAGTCAAAGGTCAATGCAAGTGGTAACTTAAGTAGGTCTTTGTCCTACAACGTGAGAAAGAAAAAAGATTCCTACACGATTAAATTCTACGGGAAGGGAACGCAGCAGTACGCTGATGTAATTGAGCAAGGTCGAAAACCAAACTCAAAAAAACCACCAATAGAACCAATCATCAAATGGATGAAGATTAAGCCTATCAAGTTGAGAAGCACATCTGGTCAATTTGTGAGAACGAAAAGTGAAGATGCTATAAGACAAGTTGCAAAATTGATTGCTCGCAAGATTGGCAAATATGGAATTGAACCAGTACATTATTTTAAAGAAGCTATTGATGCAGAACTTGAAGTGAACTGGGAAAAGTACAACGAAGAAATTACAAAACATATTCAAACAAAAATTAACGAAGGATGGCTATAACTATTCAGCAGAAGCCTTACTCATTCACCAAATGCAGTCAAGCATTAATCTATCGTGCTACATCAACGAATGTAGTAAACGATGGCTTCCGTTTTGTGTTCAAGATATACGAGGACACTACATTGATTGCTACATTAAAGATTGCTCCAACACCAGAAGTAACACCACAAGGGTTGCTAAACTTGTCACCGATTATTCGCAATAGAATTGAAAGCAAAATAGATTTGACAAATGTTGACCTAACAACGAACTGGGGCAATCAAAACTATCCAGCATACTTGTATAAGATTGAAGTGATAGAAGGGTGGTTGGTTAGTGGTGTGTTCACAGAGCAAGCAGCATCAACGATCACTGAATACCATTATTTCTTTAAAGGAATGTATGCAGTATCTGATGGGTTCAAACCATCGATGTCACGTTATCAGATGACAAGTGATTTGTCGCTATTGATGGGTGGTCGTAAGATTGGAACACATAAGCCTTCAGTAGTATTTCCATCAACTAATCTTAACAAGTCAATCTACATTCCTATTCGTAGAAACAACCTTGATATGGGTTATCTCTATATGCTCAATGATAGAACAGATACATTCACAGATAAAGATAGCGGATTGGATAGCGCATATCTTGCGAAGATGACATTGATAGATAGTGCTGGTGCATCACATACTGCATCTGCTGGTATTGGTACTATTGGAAGCAATGCTGGTATAGTTGCTATTCCAGCTTATCCAGCATCACTTATTGGTACTACTGACTTCCTTGATGTTGCTGATTATCCAAACTATAAGTATTATATGTTTGAGATATTGAATTTGGCTGGTACTGAAGAAAGAAGCGTTCCGTACATATTCTATCCAGTAGATACAGATTGCAAATTTGACAATGTCAGATTGTGCTGGTATAACGAGTATGAAGGTGGATGGGATTATTTCAACTTCGAAAAACGAAACGAGAAAACAATTAACGTTGAGCGAAAGAGAATCAAAAGAGTAGTTGGCAACTATGCGACATCAGCAGATGGGTTTAATTTTGATGGCAGCGAAAGAGGAATGATGGAAGGTATGGTCGATGTTTCCACTACAATTTCAATCAGCACAAATGTCTTGAGCGAAGGTGAGTTTCTGTTGCTATCATCGTTGATTCAAAGCAAAGATGTGTACATACTTCCAGACGCATCCACAATTCCTATTCCAGTAGTTGTGGAATCAAATAGCTACACAGAAAGAAAGTTAAGGGATGGCAAAGTATATGACTTGAATCTCACTATCAGACAATCAAACGAATATCAATAATGGTACACTTAACTCTATACGATATCAACAACAATGGTTTCTTGCTTGACTTGTTTGAAGCAGAAAACATCTATCTGAAAAAGCAATTCGCAAGCATCAGCGACTTTAGCGTTGTAGGTGGTTATTCGCAAGAATTCAGAGTTCCTATGAGCGACAACAATCTAAAAATATTGTCATCCATCTGGAACGCAAATAATACTGCATTTGACTTTTCAAAGAAAATTAAAGCGACATTGAGCGATGATACAATCCAAGTTGCAAGTGGTCACGTTCAAGTGAAGAAAGTGTATAGCAAAGGTCTGACTTGGCACGAAGTAGAACTGCTTTTTTTTTCAACTTTGCCGAACATCAGTTCATCTATTGGTGACAAGAAGATTAAAGACATCAGCACTATTGCTGACTTGAATCACGATATGATTTATGCTAATCTTGCTCCAGATGCAATACTTGATGGAGTGATAAGATACGGCTTGACAGAACGAGGAAAGAAGTGGAGCGAGGATAGCGTTGATGTTGCTAATGGTGCAAGAAGAATCTTTGATGCTGATAGTCCTTTATATGTTACTGAATTAACACCATACGTTCAGACAAAATACTTATTCAAACAGATTTTTGCTGATGCTGGTTTCACATATGACAATACAACACTTGATGGTCTGCTCCAAGATATTTATATTCCATTTGTTGTGGCACAAGATTTAATGACATTAGATGGAATAGACCAGTATTATTTTTACGCTTCAACAGATGATAGTACTGATGTTGTCAGTGGAGCATACTTTTTTGATGATACTGATTTACCGATGGAAGAATTTGCAGATAATGGAAATGATTTAAGCACATCCTTTATTTATACTGCTCCAAATACTTCATCTTACACTTTTGGTGTAAAAGTTATTTTAAGTATGACCGATTGGAATATAGTACAAGAAAGTCCGCCTAATACTGCCAGAATTCAATTATGGGATGTTGATGCGAATCAACCTTTGTGGTTTGCTGATATTGATGAATGGTGGTATGAAACTACAAACTACTTTGAACCTACATTAAATCTATCCGTAGGGCAAAGGATTCAAATGAGAATCGTATTAAATGATTTAACCAAAGTTGATGTTATCAATCCACCATTTCCAACATATACATTCAATGAACATCTTGTTGGATTTGGTTGTGAGTTTAAATTGTTATCTACTGTTGGTGTTGTGTTCGATGCTGCTGCTAATGCTCCAGATTATAGACAAGTCGATTTTGTCAAAGACATTATCGGTATGTTCAATCTTGCATTCGTTCCAGATGATTTCAATCCAAATTTCATCAACATCCAATTCTTGCAAGACTATATCGCAAGTGGTGACACATTAGATTGGACAAAGAAGCAAGACTTCGAAAAGGACATTGTATTGTACGCACCATCAGATGAGCAGAGCAAGAAGTTCACTTGGTCATATAGTGCTGGTGGAGAATACCTATCAAAGCTATTCACAGATGCTGGTAGAATATATGGTGACTATGTCATTGATAATACTCTCAACGATTTTGCTACTGGAACGAAAGAATTGAAACTCGTTGCTTCAAGCACACCATTAAATGAAGTTCCAAATACAGAAGTTCCGATTCCTAAATTCGTTGACCAGTCCGCAAACTTTGTAAGTCCAAAAGCAAGGCTATTGTATTTGTGCCAAGAAGAATTAAATATCTATATATGGGATGAAGTGGATGAGGCTTCTTATCTAACAAACATCAAGCAATTCAGTCACTACTCTAACATCATTCCAGATGTCGCAACGTATGACCTAAACTTTGCACCAGAAACATCATTGCAACAGATGACTGCAACACCATACAACAACTTGTTCAATCTTTATTGGAGAAGATATTACAACGAGTTGTATAGTGCTGAAAGCCGAATAATGGAATGCTATTTTGACCTTGATGCTTCAGACTATTTGAGCGTAAAGTTTAGCGATATCATTTTTGTGAGAGATAGCTATTGGAGATTAATTGAAATCAATTCATTCGCAGTTGGATTGCGACAATCAGTACAATGTAAATTGATGAAGATAGTTGACGTTCCTTCTGCTTGTGAGTTCACACCAGTATCATCTACATTAAGCGGTCAAATATTATTTAGCGATGGTGTCAATAATGACCTTGATGGTAACCAAACTTGTTGTCAGTTGTATGGTTACAGATGGAACATAGAATCTGAAAAGTGCTATGCTTTCAACTCAACTGCTAACAGACCAAGCGAAGTATCTTATATATCACGAATAAATTTGAGAAATGAATAATCTGCACGATAATCTAAAAGTCATCACTGACTATTATAGCAATGGCATCAAAGGAAGTAGCTTGAACTGCCAGATAGCGCAAGGTAAATTTCATCTAAAGAATAAGATTGGATTCTCTGTGCTGAAATACGGAACGCAAACTTTGTCAATTTTGGCTACTATGTATATAATCTATAAAGCAATCGTATAATGGCTGAAGTAAAAGTAGATACTGGTAAAGCACAAGAGAACGTAAACAACTTACAAAAGGAAATGCGTAAGTTGCTTGTTGAACTTCGCAATCTTGAAAGTGGAAGCGATGAGTTCGTCAAGATGTCGGAGAAGGTCGGTGAATTACAAGACAAGATTAATGATGCAAGTGAAGCAGCAAGAGCGAATGCTGGTCCAGCGTTTGAAAGACTTGGAAACAACTTTGGTCTGGTAACGCAGAAACTTTCTTCTCTTGATTTGGGCGGTGCTGCTGAAAGTATGCGAGCATTTGGGTCAAGTATAAAGGCAATTAGTATAAAAGAATTTGTGCAAGGCATTGGTTCTTTAACAAGTTCATTGGCAAGTCTGGGCAAAGTGTTGCTCACCAATCCATTGTTCTTATTAGGGGCAGCAATCTTCGGTATCATTTCAAATTTTGAAAAGTTAAAAGATGCTGGTGGACTTCTTGGTAGTATGTTTAATGCAATAAGCAATTCTATTGATTTTGTTCTTCAAGGATTCAAAGATTTGATGGATGCGATAGGACTAACTAATTTTAAAGCACAAGAGGCTTTAGAAAAACAAGTGAAACTTGCCGAACAAATTAAGTCAGCTATTGAAAAAATTGATGAGGACATATCTAAATCAAGAGAGGATGCTATAAAAAAATATGATGGCAATCTACAAAAAGCATACGAGGCAGAAAAGAAACGTATTGATGAAATAACTGAATTGAATAATACTCAAATTCAACAATACGAAAAGTTGATTGCATCTGGAAAAAAATTAACTACATCACAATCTGCAACCTATGAGTTCTTTAAAACAGAAAATCAAAAGTTAAAAGAAAATTTACTTTCATTTGAGGCTGAAGTAACTAAAGATAATGAAGAGAAAGCAAAAGAGAGAGCAAAAGTTGCAAATGAAGAATATGAAAAAAGGCAAGCTAAAATCAAATCTTTCAATGAATATAGAAGAAAAGTTGAAAATGATTTGTTAAATGCTCGAATAGCTAACCAATCTAAAATAGAAAAATTTTACAAGACAAGTGAAGATAGAACGCTTTTGCATTATGAAGAAAATCAAGCAAAAAGACGTCAGAAATATGAAAACGAAAAAAGAGTGCAATTTGAATTGATTGCTACTGATGAGGCGAGAGAAATAGCAGCAGTTGATGCAAAGTATATTGAATTAAGAAAATTAGCTGGTAACAATGCTGACCTATTAAAGCAGATTGCTGAAAAAAATCAAATTGAAGTTGCTGAAGTTCAAAAGAAGTATGCTGAGATTGAAAAGCAAAAGGAGAGAGAATTATTAGAATCAAAATTTCAGATGGCATCTGATGCAATGAATGCGTTAACTTCATTGAGCGATGCATTAGCTGGAGATAGTGAGAAGAGCGCAAAGAGAGCATTTAAAATCAATAAGGCATTGTCATTGGCTCAAGCTATTATGTCAACGTATCAAGCGGTCAATGCTCAATTAGCAGTTCCACAAGATGCGCTGACTGGAGCAAACTTCATCAAGGCTGGTATTGCATTGGCTGCTGGTCTTGCCAACGTCATAAAGATTCAAAAGACAAAGTTCGAAGGTGGTGGTGGTAGTCCTTCACCATCTGGTGGTGGTGGTGGTGGTTTGGTTGCTAATGCTGGAGATAACCAATCGACTGCAACACCAGCATTCAATGTTCTTGATACTGGATTCCTTTCTGACAGACCTGCACAAGGTGCGCCAGTTCAAGCCTATGTATTATCAAGTGATGTATCTTCGTCACTTGAAGCATCACAAAAAGTTCAATCATTAACTGTATTATAAAATGAAAAAAGAAGTAAGAGATTACACGATAGACGAAAGTGGAATACTTGGTGTCAATGCAATTTCACTTGTCGAATATCCAGCAATAGAAGTTGACTTCATTGCACTATCCAAGAAGATTCAATTCAAAGCATACGATGAAGAAAAGCGTATAGTGTATGGAGCAGTAATCATTCCAGACCAACTCATCTATCGTGAAGATGAAGATGGCACACCATACTATGGCAGATTTTCTGCTGAAACAATCGAGAAAATAAGTCAAGAGTTCTTAATTCGCAATGCACACCACAACCACACAATCGAACACAAGTTCAGTGTGAATGGATTGGTGGTAGTTGAGAGTTGGCTCAAGCATTCAGATAATGACAAGTCAATATCTTTGGGCTTTGATAACTATCCCAATGGCACTTGGTTCATCGGAAGCAAAGTGATGAACGATGAAATATGGCAAGAGGTCAAGAAGGGAAGTGTGAAAGGTTTTTCACTGGAAGGTTTCTTCAACGAGAAAGTAGCATTAAGCAAGAATGAGCAATCGTTCTTACAAGAGTTCACATCTCTTCTGATGTGTGGTTAGTATATAAGTTGTTTATGTGATTCTAAAAAGGGTGTCCAAACGTGGATGCCCTTTTTGTTGTTGGCAATGTTGGTAACTGAATGATAGAATGCACAGACAAAAACTATAATAGTGCATAAAGTAATTTAAAAAAAAATGAGCAAAACATTTATCGAAAAAGTTTCTGAACTTTTGAAGAAGCACGACATCAAAGGTGTGCAGCTATCGGAAGTTGTGGAGATTAAAATGTCAGCAGAAGGTAAATTAGCGGATGGAGAAACAACAGTAGCAACACCAAGCGACGAGTTTAGTGTAGGTGCTGAACTATACGTTATTGATGCTGACGGCAATCCACAACCAGCACCAGATGGTGAACACACACTTGAGAACGGCACTATGTTAGTGACTGCAAATGGTGTTATCACTGAAGTAAAAGAAGCAGAACCAGCAGAAGAGGATATGAGTGCAGAGATTGCATCTGTTATCTCGGCAATGGATAGCAAACTTGAAGAAATCAAGTCACAACTTGCAGAAGCAAAGACTGAACTTTCAAGTGTGAAGCAAGACCTTGCTGACAAAACAAAGCAACTTACAGATGCTAACGTGAAGATTGCAAATCTTTCAAAGAAGGCTTCTACTATTTCTGTAAAAGACGAACAAGGTGCTGAAGTGAAAGCAGCAAATCTTTCAACAAAAAAACAAACAAAAGAAAAAACTGCTCTTGAAATTATCTTGAGCAAAAAATCAAAATAAGAAATGGCTACATCATTAACAATAAGTTCACCAACTTACGCTGGGCAGTTAGCACTCCCATACATTCAAGCAGCAATCTTGTCTGCTGATACAATCGCAAATGGATATGTTACGATTAAAGAAAATGTAAAGTACAAGCAAGTAATCAAAGTCCTTGCATCAAGCGGTCTTGTTACTGCTGCAACTTGTGACTTCACAACTGCTGGTACACTTACATTGACAGAAGTAGTTTTGACTACAACTGATTTGAACACCAACGTAGAATTGTGTAAGAAGCAATTTGTACAAGACTGGGAAGCATACAACACTGGTGCTGGATTCATCAACGACCAAGTGCCAGTTGAGTTCGCTGACTTTATGCTTGCACATCTTGCATCAAAGATTGGTGAAGCTATCGAGTACAACTTGTGGCAAGGTAACTTCGATGCTGCATCAAACAACTCAACTCCAACGTACACTGCATTCGATGGATTGCTTCGTAAGATTGACAACGCAAAGAGTGGTACTCCAGACGTTGACTTCTCTGCTGCAACATCTGCATCAACGGTTATCGCACAGATGCAGTCTGTTCTTGCTGCTCTTCCATCTACATTGATTGGAAAGACAGATACAGTGAAGTTGTATGTCAACAGAAAGACTGCACAATTCTATCGTCAAGCAATCAACGCATTGGGATATCAGTTCACTTATGCAGCGACTGAAAACACACCATTGATGGTTGATGGATATTCAATCAATGTTTGTCCGGGCATTCCAGACTCTTGTATGGTTGCTGCTGAAATCGACAAGTTGATTGTTGGTACTGACTTGCTTTCTGATATGAACGAAGCAAAGGTTATCAATATGTCTGAAACTGATGGCTCTGACAACGTAAGAGTGCGTATGGCTTACAGATTTGGTACTGCAGTTGCAACTCCATCTGACATCGTAATTGGTTACGTTCAACCATAATCATAATAATAATCATATAAAGGGGTGGGTATAACTGCCCATCCCTTTTTATTAAAACATAAAAAAAATGAGTTGTAATTTAACAAGAGGATTCAAAGCACCTTGCAACGACACAATCGCTGGTATTAAAGCAATCTACTTTGGTGAATGGGAAGATATTTATGGTATCGCTACATTCGACGCATCATTTGAATTAGATACTTTGCCAACAATCACGCTATACAAGTATGAGCCACATCGCAATACTGGTTTCTGGAATGAAGAACCAGATACGAATGAGAATGGTTCTATCTTCTATAAGAATACGATTGGATTAACATTGAAAGGATTAACAATAATGAAGCAAGTCGAATTGCAATCATTGTTGGCTGGTCGTTGGGTTGCATTCGTTCAAGACAATCAAGACAGAATTTGGGTTGTTGGGTACTGGGAAGGTTTAACTGGTATGGGTGGTAGCGCGAATGGTTCTACTGGCACTGCTAAAGGTGACTTGAATGGTTATACTATCACTCTTTATGGAGAGGATAAAAATCGTTCCGTGTATTGCTCGCAATTTACAAGCGTTCCATTTGACAATTTCCCTGGTGTAACAGTTGACGATAACTAAAGTATTTAATGCAATACTTACAGAACAATACTTCAGAGCAGAAGTTGTACCTATCTTTGTTTGAAGGTAGGTACACACTTGCTGCTTTTTCTCATTATATGATAGGCTTCATTCACGAAGAAAATAGTAATGTTGGCGAATCACTTTATCAAGTGCCAACGATTGTGAGTGATGGCTCTCGATATACAGAGTTAGAAGTCACAACTATTGGATTGACTAATTCTGGAAGATATCGTTATATCGTGTATGGGCAAAATAGCAGCAGTAATATTAATCCAGAAGATAATGCCGTTGTTGGCATTGTTGAAATTGGATATTTAGTCATTGGTACGGACACAGAATTTTATGACGTGCCACAAAACACAATTTTAAATGACATCATTATCGAATAAAGTAGCTGGTATTAATCTTGCGTCATATACGCAGATTGGTGCTGGTGAAAAGGAGAATCCAAAAGGTTGGATTGAATATGGAGATAAGAATCTTTATCCGCAATACTTGATTGAATTAAGTGAGCAGTCACCAGTTCACGGCTCACTTGTGCGTTCAATAAGTCAGATGATTGCTGGTAAGAAAATATATAGCAAGGACTTATCAGCTATTTCAATGATGAATAAACTTGGAATAGATGCAGCAATATCAAACACTGCATACGACTTGACTTTACAAGGCGCGTTCTATTGGGAAGTAATTTGGTCATTGGATAAAACACAACCAGTAAAAGTCAACCATCTTCCAGCAGAATGTTGCAGATTATCATTTGACAAAGTAACTGGAGATGTCAATGGAATTTTTTATAGTAGGGATTGGTCTAATCTTCGAATGAAAAGAAACACACCACACTACATTCCATTGCTTGATGAAACAAAAAAGGAAACTCAAGGCAGACAAGTCAAGATTAAGTTCAAGAATAGCACGGATGCAAATTACTATTCAAAGGCAGATTATATCGCTGCTATGAACTACATTGAGTTGTCAAGACAGATAGGTATTTTTCACGTCAACAATATCCAGAATGGTTTATTCCCATCTTTCGTAGTTAATATGAATAATGGTGTTCCAGAAACGGATGAGGAGATGGATATCGAGAAAAGAAATATTGAGAAGAACGTAAGTGGAGCAGTTAATGCTGGTAAATTCTTAATCTTCTTCAACGAAAATAAAGAACGTGCAGCAGAGTTCATTCCATTCCCAACGAATGATGCGGACAAATTGTACGATATGCTGGAGCAGACTTGTACACGACAGATAATGATTGCCCACAGAGTTACTTCACCATTGCTTTTTGGTATTCGAGATAGCAGCGGATTGGGCAGCAACAAAGATGAGATGGAAACGGCTCTGAAGATTTTTAATGAGCAAGTCATCGAACCATCGCAAAGAATGATTTGTGAATGTGCTGAAGAGATATTGCAACTTGCAAATGTTAGTGCTGATGTATTCATTGTAATGAACAACGAAGAAGTAAATGCTACTGATTCAAAAGTTGTAACTGCTGCTCCAGCTACTGCACAACCAGTCATAGATGGCGCGAAGATATCAAGTGCATTGGACGTTGTTGCTAAAGTGAAGGAAGGAATACTTACAGACCAACAAGCAATCATCTTCTTAATTCAATTCTTGCAGTTACCAGAAGAGGTCGCAAAGTCATTCTTCGTGAGTGATGGACAGATGGCAGTGCAAAAATTATCTGCTCATTTAAAAAAAAAAGTTGAGTTAGAATCTTCAGAAGATTGTTGCCAAACTGCTCCAACATTTACTAAAGAACAAGAGGACTTTTGGAAAAACAAATTATCTGGTATTGGTGAAATCGTTAATGAAGATGAGTGGGAATTAGTCTACGAAGAAGAAGTAGGAACATCACAAGAAGAAAACGACATCATCAAGAAGTTGGTCAACGTGAATATGGCTTATGGCAGTTATGCTAATCCAGACGAGAAGAGTGACTGGGGTGATAGTGGACTATACAAGTTGCGCTACAAGTATTCTGAAAACATCAGCGCAGGTAGCAGAGATTTTTGTCGTGATATGGTAGGTCTTTCAAAGAGTGGAGTGGTATTCAGATATGAAGATATTGCACCTAATTCAGAAACAAATATGAGTGATGCTGGAGTGAATGGTCAGTTTGCACCACAAGGTGAAAACACTTATGATATTTTTACTTACAAAGGTGGTTCGTATTGCCATCATAGCTGGTTGCGTAGAATTTATTTTAGAAAGAGAGAGAAGGGTAAATTCTTACCGAACGATGGTCTTGCAAATGACGAAAGAGTGAAGGATTCAAACTTACCATTCTTGCCATCAAAAGGAAAAGAAAGCATTAGACCAATCAACACACCAAACAGAGGTTCACTAAAAAACATTGATTAAAAATGGCAGCAGAAATTTGTATCATAGACGAGAACTATGTAAAGAAATATACACAAGTGAATGATGCAGTTGATAGCAATAGAATCTATCAAGCAATCTACACTGCACAAGACTTGTCACTTGAACAATATCTTGGAACAGACTTGTGGAATAAGATAAAGAATGATAGTGCTGCTGGTACTATCAGTGGAAACTATCTTGCATTGCGTGATAACTACATTCGCAAAAGTTTGGTCTGGTGGGTTATGGTTCAGCTATTGCCATCTATGTATTATCGTTATGATAATGGTAGCTTGGTCAAAAAGAATAGCGACAATTCCGAAGTTATATTGCCATCTGAACTTGACAGACTAATTGCTGACGCAAGAGGCAAGGCATTGTACTACACGCAGCGTATGGTTGACTATCTTTGCCATAACTCTTCTTTGTTTCCAGAGTATACCAGTAACGAATTTCCAGACAGACATCCAGTAAAGAATGTGAATGGTAGAAGCAAGATGGTATTCAGTACTGGCAATACTCCAACGAGCAGAAGTAGCAATGATGTTCGATTCACTAACCGATATCTAAATGGATTCTAAAACAAACACAAGAACTAAAGGATTAAAGAAAAAGGTTGAAGCCAATCTCAAGGCATTCATCCAAAAAACAAAAGAGAGCAATGAAAGAAAACGGTCTTGAAATTTTCATTCCATATTTTGATGCGGTCAAGTATCAAGCAGCGTTCATCATCGCGTACACTTGGGCAACATTTGCATCATTTTTTGAAACGTACATATTCAATGATTGGTCATTCCTTATCTATCTCGCAATCGTTGTGTTGATTGATACGATTCTTGGTATTTGGAGAGCATACAAGTACAATCAAATTTCATCTGCAAAGTTTGGTGGCTTCATCATCAAAGTTGTGTTGTATGGCTTATTCCTTGTGATGATTCACTCGTTGAGTAGCTTCAGCAATAGTGACTGGGGCAAGTATGTTTTCACTTACTTACAAGAGTTGTGCTTTGCTGCATTGTTGGTGCGTGAAGGAATTAGCATCATTGAAAATATCGGAGCAATAAAAAAAGATTTAATACCAGTATGGATTCTGAAGCGATTAAAAGCATTTGATGAAACTGGCGAATATAAAATAGACAAAGATGCGTGATATAAAATACATAGTAGTTCATTGTACTGCCACACCACAAACAACGTCAATAGATAGCATCAAGCGTTATTGGCGTGAAGTAATGAAATGGCGTGACGTTGGTTATCACTTCATCTATCAACCAGATGGTAAGGAAGTGCAACTGCTATCAATAGCACATCCATCTAATGGCGTGAAAGGTCACAATCACTATTCTATTCATCTTTCTTACATTGGTGGTGTAGATAAATTTGGAAAGGCAGTTGACAACAGGACAGAAGCACAAAAGAAAAAGATGCTTGAAAGAATTATTGCGCTAAAGAAAATGTTTCCCAAAGCGATGATTCAAGGTCACAGAGATTTCGATGGAGTGAGCAAGGCTTGTCCATCATTTAATGCGATGGAAGAGTACAAACACTTATAATATGAACGATAACATTTGGACAAAGAGATTCGCTGAACATCCAGAACTGATTGGCGAATCAAACATCAAGTACCTGCAAAGACTTTCAAAAATATACAACACGAAAGTATCTAACGTGCGCTCTAAGTATCACTATCACGTTAGGATAAAGAAGCAGCATACAAAGAATGTGTACTTTGAGAAACTTCCAAAGTCATCAGCAACAGATAAGCATATTGTTGAGATTGAAGGAAAGAAAGTTCTTTGTCTATATGATGTTCACGTTCCTTATCACGACATCAAAGCATTGCATTGTGCATTGAATGAAGGACTAAAAAGAAAATGTGATACGATATTCTTGGGTGGTGATTGTGTTGATGCTTACGAGTTGAGCAGATTTGAAAAGGACAAGAGAAAGCGTAGCTGGAAGGATGAGATACAACTCACAAAACAATTCTTCTCGTTCTTGCGATACAAATTTCCATCGGCAAAAATCTATTATCTGTATGGAAATCACGACTTGAGATATCAAGCATACATCAGAAAGAATGCAAGTGCGCTGGATGGTATTGAAGCATTCGACTTCAAGAATTTATTTGACTTTGAAAGATTCGACATCATCGAGATTGACCCATTGGCTCACGCTAAATACAAGGGCTTATCTCTCGTTCACGGACACGAATGGGGTGGAAGTGTATTCAGTCCAGTCAATGTTGCGAGAGGTCTTTATATGAGAGCAAAAGCAAGTGCAATGTGTGGGCATTCACACCAGACATCAGAGCATACAGAAAGAGATATCAATGGCAAGATGACAACCTGCTGGTCAGTTGGATGTTTGAGTGAGATAAGACCAGACTATTCAAAGTTCGCAAAGTACAATCACGGATTTGCAATTATAGAAAGCAAAGGAAGTGATAAGTATCACGTCACTAATTACAGAATTGAAAACGGAAACATCTTATAACTATGTGGTCATACGAAATAGAAGTGAAGTTTAAAATAGGTCAGATAGTGTATCTGAAAACAGATGCAGAAAAAAATGCTTATGTAGTTGTTGGCTACACTATTCGAGAAGCACAAGTGAAATATCTTTTGAGATGCAATGAATTTGAAGGAGAGTTCTTGAATATGGAGATTGATGCCAACAATATGGGCATATCAGCGAACTAAAAAATAGATAGCAGCACCTTCAGCAATAGCAGTCAATGCTATTATAGCTGATATCTTGCGCCATCTTTTTTTCCTTTTCTGTTCAGTCAATAATTGCTCTTCGCACTTGCTTGTTGCGATAGATTTCTGCAAGTCATATAATCGCTGCAAGTCCTCTTGATTGTTTGATTGGATACCTACTACCTTAATGTAGTCACTAATGATAGAACGCAAGTGAATGATGATGCTATCTTTCGATTCACTATCTGCGTACCAGTATTCCAGAGAATTAAAACACAAGTTGAATGCTTGGTCACTTGACAACTTTTGGATTGTATCTACCACTGAAGTATCTCTGCTCGAATAGTAGCTGGTTGCGTTTGCGTAGTTCGTTGTTAGTGCTATCATCAGCAGTAAGAATAACCTTTTCATTCTTGTAGTAGTTATTGATTATCGTTTCTTTTCTTTTTTCAATTAATCGAATGGTATCGTGTTTGAGTTCAATGCTATTGTTCAAACTATCTATTTGACGATAGCCATTCTTGATATTTTGTTCTATTCTTTCCATCTCTTTTATAAGATTTTTTTCACTATCAGATTTTCTGAACACAACAATAATTGTAAGAATGATATAAAATATGTTGGCTATTATAACCCCTATTGTAATTCTATCAAATTTGTTCATCTTGTTCTATGCTATTAAGTAGTTATTTTCATTATTATTTAGTATCACAAAATATTCCGCAGTCATAGCTTTTGATTTTACCACCTTTGGCATTGACTGGTAGTTCATCAAGATATATGCGAACTCCTTTATGCTTAACTAATTTGCATTTAATTCTTCTACTTTGCTCTGCACGTTGAAAAAATACCTCTGGATGCTTTTCTCTTACAAGATTCCAATAAGTTGGCGAACTTGACTTCACGCATCCTATACAATTTGCATTTGGATAACCAAGTTTATAGATATAAGGCAATTCTATTCCAGCATTTTCTAAAATATTGAAACAATTACCTTTACTTAAATTTGCATCAATTAAAACTGGTATAACATTTTCTCTTTCAAATTTGACAAATCTTTCGTGTCTATCTTGCTCATCTTTTGTAAACCCTAAAACGTGATAATCAATCTTATTGTTTAATTCAAACTCGTACCTTGCTTGTTTTTTTAAGAGAAGTGTACAAGGTGCGCCATTAATCCCAGACATATACTTTCTCATATTCCAAACGTCAACTGCACTTGTTGTTTGTATTTTAGTGTTTACTGCTCGAATTATATCAATTCCAATCCATTGCTCAACATCTTTTAAAAATCGTTGATTGTCTTCGTGTTCTTCGTCAACTGGATTATTCACAATCAATATAGTATTGTCTTTTCCATATTTTTCTATGGTTAATTTTGCAGCAACTGCTGATGCAGCACCACAAGAAAACCAAACAGCTATTGTTTTATTTTTCATTTTCTATTGAGTTTATAGAATGGTTGGTATCAATGAAGTCCAGTAATGCGTTCAATGCGCTGCCTAATTTAGTAAGATTTTTCTTCTGCTGATTCTTGCCAAGTACTGATGAAATTGTTTCATCTTCGTCACCGAATGGAGTGCTATCATCTTTAATTAGTAGGTCATTGAATAGTTCAGCACAAAAGACATTTCCTAACTGGTCAATGGCAATGGCGCAAGAACGAAAGTATGTACTGACCTTGTTCAAATACTTCTTGAACCTTAAAGAAAACAAATAGGATAAGAATGCGTAAAGCATCCCTACTACCAACAATGGAGATAGTAGGAATGCGATACACAATAGAAGTAGATTGTTCAGCAATTTCATTTGAACGATATTGCAAATGTTTCACCACCTTCAATCTTCAATGCTGGTTCAATTCTGATGCCATTAGAGTCATAGATTTCTTCTGTTGTTTCTGCTGCTTTCTGTGACAACTCTTGGTAGAGTTTCAACTTCTTTTGAGTTTCTTCAACCAGTGTGCAACCTTTGTATGTCCATCTGGATGCTTCATTCTTCATTTGAATCTTCGCTCCGAATGCAGAGAAGTTCTTTTCGCCAAACCTTGAGAATGCAGTGTGTGCTTCTGGTTTGATTTGCTCCATTGAATCTTTGATGATGTCTGATAACCTCTTCAGCATAACGTATGCTTGTCCAGCATTCGCGTTACCATTTTCAACTGCATCAACGATTGTGATGATTTGTGTTTCGATTTGTTCTGTCATTGTGTTGTTTGTTATTGATATTTTTTCTTAAGGTACTTTTTAAGTTTCTCTTTGTTTTCTTCATTATCCCATTCTATGTTTCCTTCCCAATTATAAGCATCTCGCATATCATAACCAGCTTTATACGCATATTCAATCTGCTCAATCTCCATTTTGGAAGTCTGGTTAATTAATTTGAGAAAATCATCATCGTTGTCAATAGTTAGTGCTTCCTCAAGATACCGCTGAAATGCCGTTAATTTATTCATTGTGTTTTTATTTGTTGTTTATCTGATTCCGTATCTTCTATAGTTGGGATATAAGTCAAAGTATTTTCTCATCATTATCATATCAGCAATGTCTGGAGAGAATCCGTGCATACGCTTAATCTCATCCTTTGGTGTCACTTGCCTTCTCTTTTCTGTGTTGGCAGTGTAATTCCTTACCACTTCCAATTCCTTGATGATATCACTCTTGTATGACTTGCAGATAAATGTCATTGAATTATTAGCAATGTCATCTGCTATTTTAAAGTAGCATTCACTTTTCAGATTCAAATATATCTCTGGTTCAGTAGAACGACCACCATTGTTGAATGCTTGACATTTAAGTATTCCAACCACACCAATTCCCAAGCCATCAGCATCGACAACTATGTTTGACAATCTAACATTGTGCTGGATGGATAGCTGGCGAATGTAATCAGCAACTTCATTTGGGTACTTGTGTTCCAGTTTATGAATCTCAAGCAATGTCATACCATCCCACAACCCAATGATTGTTTTATCATTGCCTAAAGCAGCAATGTCAGCAGTTATGTATTTGGTCTTATTGCCTACAATCTCGTCCCTAAAGCAGCGAAGCAAATCGTCATAGTGGTACAATCTATCATTGCTATCATCAAAGTCCCAGTCACCATCTTTCAATCTTTTTCTGTCACGTTCTGAAAGTCTTGATAGCTTGTCAAGATATGATTGTGGCAAGTGTGGATTATCATCTGGAAGTGAACGAATGAATGCTCTATCGAATCTTAAGTTACCAGAACGATGTGCATCAAAGAACTCGTTGTATAACCATCCTTTGGTCGGATTGCAAGTCATCAAGCCTTTTGGTCTGCCATCTATTAAATTGTATCGTACACGAGAATCAAGAATCTCAATAGCACGTTTACTTACTTCAGCAACTTCATCAACAAAATAATCTGTAATTTCAAGCGAACCAAGTCTTGTGAACTCAACATCACTCGGCATATCTCTCAAGTCCATCAATACAATTTCACTTCCATTGAAGAACTTGATTGTCTGTTCTTGCTGATTATAAGTGTAGTGAACATCTTTGACCAGACCAATGTCAACGCATATCTTCCAAAATGTTTTCATCGTTGTCTGCTTCAACTTCTTCAACTCGCATCTACCTATCAACCCTCTGGTGTTGGCATACTTTAATCGTCTTGATATCTGCCACGCACAACCAAGATAAGACTTACCACCACCAGCAGCACCACCAAATAGCAGCAGTTCGCAATCAGTATTGTTGATTGACAAATAACTCAATGCTTCTTGCTGCCTTTGGGTGTACTCAAACTGATACATTATATCAATTCGTATTGTGGTGAATGATTATTGTTGATTGCATCCAGAACTGATTGAATAGAGTTGATTCTATCAGTCAATGACTGAACATATTTGTGGAACTCTTGCTGCGTTCTTGCAACATAGTATCCTTTGCTGCTGGCACATAAATCAGATACTAATCCATTTCTTCGAATGTAATTAATAATGATTCTGATTCGTGCTTGACTGATGTTCACTTGCTCTTGAATGTGGGTGCAAGATAATGCTTTATCCCTTCCGTAGCTTTGCTTGAGCATTGCTATTATAGTAGGCAAGTGTTTCATTTCTTCATCAGTCAATTTGTAAGTGATGTTCTCAAAGTTTGTAATCATTGGTGTGTGATTTTAATTAAGAATTGACAACCATTGTTCATATACTTGTTTTGCTATTTGTGCAGTCATTACGGGTGGCACGCTCATACCGATTAAATAATTATACCTTAATTTTAAAAAATCATAATCCAAAGGAAAAGTACCAGCTTTGCAAAATTCTTTTTTTGTTAATCTTCTATTGTGTTCATAGTGATAAGCTGTACCATCATTGTGAGCCGGTATTGTAGGTATTGGTTTATTTCTATTTACTCTGAAAGCATTATGCAACATACCTTTGTGATGCACACTACTAAAATTATTCCCCTCTTGACATAACTCAAGACATTTCATATATGAAGGACAAATAGAATAAATATCTTTTTCAATTTCATATTCATCTATTTCCAAAAAAGGAATCTCAGGTTCTTTGAATTCAAGTATTAATCTTGGAGAAATTGCAAACATATCTTTTTGATATAAAAATGGTTCAGCTAAATCTTTACGCAAAGCAATAAAGAAAACTCGTTCCCTTCTTTGTGGAACTCCCATTTTACTTGCATCCAATAACCAATGTTGGCAATAATAACCAGCCAAGTCAAATTCTTTGTAAATTTCTCTTGCATAGGTTTTTGCTTCGCCCAATAGCAATCCTTTGACATTCTCAGCGATAACAACTTTTGGTTGTAGTTTTTTAGCCAAATCAATAAAATCAAAAAACAAAGTATCTAAAACTTGTTGCGCTTGCCCTTCTTTGAATACTTTATCTTTGCCCCAGTCTTTTTCACGATTTCCACTCATCGAAAAGCTGCTACAAGGTGGCGAACCGTCTAATATATCTAAATGATAAAGTTCATCAGGTAAATCAGTTCTTAATTTAAAAGTTTGTATTGGCTCTAAATAAGCGTATTTTGGATTGTGGTTAGCCTTGTATGCTTCAATCATTTTAGAGTCAATTTCATTGCATCCCAATACATCAAAGCCAGCTAATTTATATCCCATTGTCGAGCCACCACCACAAGCAAAACAACTAAACACAGTTCCTTTGTCTTTTGTGAAATTTGCATCTTTTAAATTCCAAGAATATGGAAATTGGTGCTTAAGTTTCATTTGATTTTGTTTTTTAAAAATTGAACGTATAATAGCTTCTTCATTTCATTCATTACTGATTCCTTGTATAGCTGGTGCATTCTTTCGTTGCTGGTTATCCTTTGCATTTTTGTCCTTGTCAACTCTTGTTCATCAGCTATGTTTTTCTTCGCTTGCTTCTTTGCGCTTGACCATTCTTCTTCTGACCAAGATTCATCTGTTGCATTGTTGCTGGAATAGAGCCAATCATACATTCGCGTTCCAAGCATATAAGCACTTCTGAACTTTCCTTCTTTGGCATAATCAATGTCTTTATCGAATATGTCTTGCATATAATTAATTCCTTCAGTTGATGGCGCGAGTTGTTTGGATGTATCAATGTAGTTGACGTTTACTTCATTCCATTTTTTCATCGCATCGTTTCTCAATTCTTTGTAGTCAGATAATACATTGCCGATAAACATATTGTCGAAAGACTTGAATGAGTTATGCTTTGAAGTCAACTTACCAGCAGCATTCATTTCAAATGCAAGTTGAAAGTCCTTGCAACTGCACCAGCTAAAATGGTCTTGAAGAAAAGAATGTGATTGTAACACTGGCTCTATTCGCTCTGGTTGTGGTATCTGGTGGAATACTAACTGAGCATAATACAACTCAAGGAATCTTCGCTGGTCTATCATTGCAATCAACTCGTCTGTGCTTGCTGCGATTATCTTTCTGAAATCAGCATTGTAAACTTTACCCAAGTTGTTGAGCAAGTCTTTCGAATCCATCGACGGACGTGCCTTTTCCAAATGTTCCATTGCTTAATGTTTTTTGCGTTACGAATTTAGACATATCCCAAGCAGCTATTGCCGCACGTTTCCAATCTTTCATCTTTCGCTTTCCATAGTGCCAATCAGTCTGCTCATAGTGCGCTATGAACTTCTGTGCAAATCTTCTTCCATCTTCCCAGCTACCATCTGTTTTATGCACGAAGTATTCTATAACTTCAGTTTCTGTTGGTGGTGTGAATCGCTTATTCTCTTGCTTACAATAATCAGCATATACTTTCATCATTCTGATACATTCTTCGGGACTTATTAATCCTTGCTCGTTTGCTTTCGAATGCTGGTAGAAAAAATCTTCTGTTTTCATATCGTTTTGCTATTAAGTATTTCGTTGACTTCTTCAATTATCTCTTGACCTATATACTCTCTACATATATCAGCAGTCTGTTTCTGGTTTTCACTTTTAGCAGCACCATAAGCAGCATCATAAGCAGCAGCATTAGCAATATCATTGATTGCGGCACAACCAGAATTATGAATAGCAGCAGCATAAGCAGCATAAGCAGCAGCGCGATAACAATAACCATCAATAATACCATCAATACCATCAATATTATCAATATAGGCAATATCAGCAGCAAAAGCGGCAACTATTAATGCTTCGTGTTCGACTTCACCTTTACCATAAGCCATGGCAATATCAACTGCATTTAAACTTCGCTCATCTTTCATTAGATGTCTAACCGTATTCGCACAATGTGCTTTAGCTAAAGTAATTTTACGATTATCTACATTGACGTGAAAAGCCAGCCATAGCAACCAATCTCCTCTGTGACATTCAGCTACTACTTCTTTGATTGTCTTTGCGGCAGCCCAATCACGAGCAACGCCACAAGCATTTAATTCTTCCAGTAATTCTTGAAATGTTTTCATTGTGTATTATTTTTTTTTAATGAACGTATTTTTGAAGTACATAGATTCCTTTGTCAGTTAGATAGTCATTCAAGCTATCTATTCTCTCCTTAAGCATTGAATCAAAGTTGTAATTCTCGATGCATTTATTCCTTGCGTGAATAACTGAACAATGGTCACGCTTGTTGAACATCTTGCCAATCTCAACCATTGATAGCACTCCTTTGAAATTCTCGTGCAGTGCAAACATAATGACGTGACGAATGATAGTGATGTCCTGTTGGCGTGTCTTGTTGAACACTTCTTGTGCGCTGACGTTGTACTGCTCTTGCGCCCAATTCAACATATAGTCCATCATTTTTCTCACTCTTACTGGTGTGGCGTACAACTTACCATTGAACATCTTGTTGAACTCTTCAACGAAAATATCTTGCTTGTCTGGAATAACATATTCAATGAACTTTTCTGGCGAGTAATATTTGTCTGTTTTATTCATCGTGTAGGATTATTAGTGTTGTGATCTCTTTGATTGATGTTTCTGTTTTCAGCGATAGCACATAGACTTGTTCTATTGTCATTCGTGCTGGTGTGCTAATATAGCTTCTTGCAGTTGGAGCAGTCACATTGAGTAACGCAGCAAAGTCTACTGCGTTACCAATGTTTGACTTAACAAATGACTTCCAATCGCTATTGTTAGAATGGTAAGTCATCTTCTTGTGTTTGATTAGTTACTGGTGCTGATGGTGGTGCTGGTGCTAATGAATATTCTTTGGTTGCCATCCAATTCTGCAAATGATTCCATTCTGG